ATCATCATCAACATCTTCAGCGTCCTCTTCAGCGTGGTCTAGATCTTCGCCTTCAAGTTCTTCTGTGGATTCGTCCTCTTCTTGGATAGATTCAACTTCCTCTTCGTTGTCAAATGCAGGGCTTAAAGTACCTCTTTCCACTGCTCTGTCTAGTAAAGTATCAATTGCATCGTCCATCGGATTATCAAATCCAGATTCACTCGTGTTTACATCGCCCGTTTGGGTAGAGTTATCACTCATAAATAAAATCTCCTATTATAATTAAGAGAGTCTTGAACAACTCTCATACATCTCTCATCAGGGTTCTTCAAGAACCTCTACTTAGTCTTTTGTTTAGACACCTTAGACTTCGGTGTTCTCATTGCTTTTAACTCTTGTACTAACTTGATCATATCTAAACAAGCTGTTGAGTTAGCCCTAGTGTATGACGCGCCAAGCGAAATATCACTAATCATAACTTTAATCATACCGTCTATTTGATCTATTGCTTTGTCTAACGTTTCTTGGTTAACCATCTTCATCTACTCCATCCATCTCTCTGGTTTTGTTATTTTTAGCTGTAACAGCTCGTTCTATATTTGACTGAACAGCTCCTAATGAAACAACTTGATGATAGATAAATTCACGAGCCTGGGTCTCATGGTGTTTTGTTTGTATCCAAGCTTTAAATAAATCATTCATTAAGTCTTCGTACACAAATGTAAATGTGTCTTTTAGTTCTTCACACTTCCATCCTTTTTCTAGAACACGTTGGCTATCGTCGTAAGGTGTAACTTTTTTAGGTTTACCCCCTACGGATATATGTTCTTTTTGTCTTTTATAATCAGCCATCTCTCATCTGTCTCCTACTATGATTATGCTTTTGAAATCAACACTGACTTCACAGCTGTACCAGCTACATCAGAAACTTCTCTATTTCTTCGAGCTAATTCTGATACATCATTTTCTTCAATTTTTACTATTAAATCACCAGTAGCTACTGCCACTGCTGTTGCACCGTCTGCTCTTACGACAGAACCGGTTAATCTACCTGCTGCGTCAACTGTAAAAGCTGACGGCTTAATATAAGTTAATGCTGACGCATCATAAAACCATATCTCACCCATTTTGCATTCCTCCCTGCATTTGTTGTTGTTGCTGCTGTTGCATCTGTTGTTGTTGTTGTTGCTGTTCAGCAGCTTGCTTTTCTTGCTCTTCCGTATCTTGGTATAAACCTTGGAAGTCTACAGGAATCTTAGTAGGTAACGCTGCACCTTCAGTTCCTTCAGCTTTGATTTTAATTTCAGCCCAGCTTCTATTACTGTCGTCTTCTGCTTCAAGTAGTTGACGCTTATTATCTATCTTCTTATTATCTATCTCAGCTTTAATAAGACTAGTATTAGCATCGGCTGCTGCTTGTTGACTTTGAGACGCGGCTGACTCTTGTTGTTGTCTTTCTTGTTCTGCAGCTTCTATCTGCTCCATTACTTGTGGATCATCTGGATCTACGAAGTAATCAAGTGGATCTAATCCCATGGAGTTAACCATCTTAACACCTAGGTTGAAAGCAGCATCTTTAGATATATACTTTCTAGCTGTAGGATCTTGAGCCATAAGAGGAATCAACTCACCCATCTGTTGCAGTTTTAATTGCATATTAGAGTTGGAGTTCTCTCCTAAGTTTGCTTGTATGTCTAGATCTAAGTTAGAAGGAATCATCTGTAAATCAGAAGGAGATATTGAAGCATAACCCTTATCGGTCTTATACATCATATCTTCTTTAAGATTTTGTTTCATCTCTTTTAATAAACCACGACATAAATCTTTGAATCCTGTTTCCATGAATCTTCTAGCAATATGTTCAATACGAACCTGAGCAGAGTTTTGAGCTCCAGCTATCTTAGCTTCTGAGTTTCCAGATACATATAATGCATCATTTAAACCCATAGCAGCTTTACTCAAACCAGTTGATTGCTCTTTCTGTACCTGAAGATATTCTAACATACCCTGTGTTCCAGGAGATATAGGGTCAGGACCTAGTTGTTGAACAGAATTTACAGCAGGACCATTAGTAGCAATTACTTGCTTAGGTACTGGATTCTGTAATGCTGAGAAGTCTACTACGTTTGGATCAGCTAATGTTCTACCATAGTTACCAAAGTATACGTTCTCTACAAAACCTCTTAATATTGCTGTAGTTGCCTGCATCTGAGGTCTAACCATATCAGCTAAAGATAAACCATGATACTCATGAGGAATCTCTACTGGGTTTAAATCAGCAACAGGTATATAAGATACATCGTCTTCTTGAAGTATATCATCACCAGCTTTAATAACATGCTTAAGTTCAGCTATGCCATCACCGTCTCTATCTGTTCTGATCCAACACTCTATTACTTCTACTGTAGTGTTAGCTTCATCTGAAGAGTCTATAGCTTCATTGGCTAACCAATTATCTATACCAACACTATCTTTTCTAGATGATATTTCTTGAGACCAAGACATTCCTCTACCAACCTCAGCATTCTCACCAAGCTCTGATAGGTTCTTTTGAAACTCAGGGAACATCTGTCTTATCTCTGAATAAGTAAGCTCTACAACCTTAGCTACAAACGTAGCATCCTGAATACTCTTAGCATACTTATTAATTAAGAATGCTTCAGGTGGTATAGCTTCGATGACCACTTTAGAATTATCAATCTTCCTTCTTAATCTTACATTTTGATAAACTTGTTCTTGCGGTCCTTCTTCGTAATTTTCTATAACTTCTAGATCACCTACAATTTCTATTAGTGGATCTGAAAGTAACTCGTCTAATACTGTCTCAGAAATTTGGTCATACTCTTCCATTTCATATTCGGAAGCTTCGACCCAAGACCAGCTTAGTGTACCGTTACCATATAAGTAAGCAGACTTAACCCAAGTATTAATTGTTTTCCAACCATCATTCTTATTGAATATACAATAGTTAACTAGGTCTGAAGCTACTTTAGCATTGTGAATATCACGGGGCCTAGTACTTCTAGGTACAAAGTTGGCGAGTTTGTTATTGTCAAGTAATAGCTTAGTTGTTAAAGCGGTATAACTTTCAATAACCTCAGTAGTATCAGATGATACTATCTTACTAACTCCTTGAGGTTTTAAATCACCTAAAGGTGTCATGTTAAATTCGTATGTAGCGTTTTCTCTTCTGGAAGACAGATCACCTGCTCCAGTCAAGCCACCAATACTATTACGAACCTTAGAGTCAATTTGACTAATCAGTTCGATATCTGTTACTTTTTTCAATTCCATACTCTCTCTCTCCATTACAGCCAATTAGTTTCGTCTGTGTATGTATGTTGATTTAACTCCCCAAAGGAGAATCTTTGATTGGTTAAAGAATTACTATGTGTTCGATAAGCTTCACAAGTTATAGCTAGTGCCATAACAGTATCATCATAATGACCTGTCGCTGCCTGCATCCTGTTGTTATCACCTACTAATATGTAGTTCCTTAGTTCGTCTAATATTAAACTTGATGGGATATTTATATCATAATCCTTAATCATAGATTGTAAATTAGAAATGATAGGTACCTTAGTACTTACCGTAGTTTTAAAACCGTATGAATTTATACCATCACCGTATTTTACATTAGCTGTCTTTCTTTGTTGGTATAGATTTGGATAATTCATAGAATGTAACTGTTGTATTGTCGCAAGCCCAATAGAGTTAGACTCAGGGACCAGTAAACAATTGTTGTACCATCTACCTAAATAGAATAGTACATGACCAAAGAACACAGGATCAATCCTGTTATTCCTATACAGTGCTACGACGTTTCTTTCACTATCCATAACAACCGCTGCGGAATAGTCTCCGCCCACACCCCCGGCGACATCCCCGCCGATGATATATTTTTTGTCCCTTTTCGGTGGTTCCCACACTTGTAAGTCACCTTCTATGTCTTCATCAAAGTTAGCATACTCTCTGTTAAACCTCCTGATCGACTCGGGAGCAGATGGCATATACTGATTGATTACTTCTACATCAAATACATTTGAACCGGACTGGATAAAGCTTTCCTGAGCGGTGAACGGATATTCCTGTTTGAATAAAATAGTTGAAGTCTCTGCAATCTTAATTCGGCGCCAGTATATCTGTTCGTCATCGAGCTTCCACTCATCCTTAATCTTCTGTTCTTCTGAATCTAATTCAAGGTTATCTGGTACTGCAATTCTGTATTCGTCCTGGATATACCATGGTACAAATAGAGATGTAAAATTTCCTATATTTTTTTCTGCTTTATTCCATAGATCATAATACACACCCTGCGCACCGTTGGACGTAGAGTTGATAATAATAATAGACCCAGGAGAAAGTGAAATAGACTGGAATAGTCCAGCCATAACTTTCTCTGCACTCTGAAAGAATGCTGTTTCGTCACACAATAAAGCTGTGTTAGTTGTTCCCCTGCCTGGGTTATCAGCACCTGCTGTGAAACAGCGGTACATAGATCCATTATCTAAGAACTTCATTTCTCTTTTATTTGATGCACTTAATTCTGGTTTGATATCTTCTGGCAGATCTTCAAAGAATGTCTTAGACATACTGAAGATACTTTCTGTTGTAGGTTTATCTAAAGATATAATAACGGCTCTTGTTGAATTGTAGAACAAAGCACGGTGAAATATCAACGCTGAGCTAATAGTACTAAATCCAGCCTGACGGTACTTAGAGATAATCATCCTTACATATCCCGTCTTATCCATCTGCCTTATGAATTCATCTACAACTAACTTCTGTGCTTTGTTAATTTCTAGTTTAATTTTGCCTAGTGCGGCATCTTTCGGGTAGATATAAAGACATTCATTTATAAAGGCATCTGGGTTATCCTTCCAAAAATCCCATTGCTTTCTCTTTTCAAGCTCTTCAACTGCTTGCAACAACTCATCATCTGCTTGCATACGTGTCCTTTACTTCTCGTTACTTACAAGCTGAAATACTCTAGCTTGCAGATCTTCTGTTGATACATCCTTAACGTTTTCCTTAATCACTTCAGCATCAGCAGTAGGTTCTATAAATTTATTAGCTTCTATAATAGCTTTCATTGCTAAGCTGTCACCAGCTGTTGTAGCTTGCGCGAAATTCCTTCTTGCAATCTCCACTAGCATATCTGCAGGACTCAGTCCTTCACCTCTACTAAAAGCTTCCTTAGTTAATGTTAACTTATTCTTAGATCCAATAGGTTTACCCTTGGGATTACCTGACTCACCAGCTTTCCAATGCTGCTTCATAGCATTCGGATGCTGCGGCTCACCTTTCTTAAATGGCATAACTATACTCCTTAATTTTTTTAGAAACATTTAAAAAGCACACAGAACTGTAATGACCCCGAGGCCACTGCTTTCCCTGTATGTTCTTACGTAGCAATCCTGTCGATACGAATGGGCTCTGTTGAGAGCTCTGTACACTTTTTAAATACTTCTGCGTTTTCTAAAATTTTATATGTTTGGTTTCTGTGGGTTAAATATATAGTA